TCAATACTTGATGATGAAATTAAAGGTCTGGAACGGCGGATTATTGAGGCCGCTGTTGCCGGACCCTGAGGTGTCCGTCTCCGTGGGGACGTTGGGTGATATGTCCCCATAGGCATAGGCTCCTCCCGCCCCCGTTAAACCATGACTATGCGCCGGGGTGCTATGGGCATGGTCAATGGCGCCGCCGCTGGCTCCGAGGGTGGCGCCGGTGCCGGAGGCGGCTTTGCCGAGGGGAAAGCGCTGGCGCAGATCAGGCAGATTGAAGCTGGTGCTGCCGTCGCCCGCGCCGTAGGCGGTCCCGAGGATGGAGTAAAGGGAGGCGTAGGTGGCGCGGGAGACCGCGGCGCCGTTGCAGAGCAGCCAGCCGGTAGGCGCGGCCGCGCCTCCGTAAGGCATCAGGGCGCCCACCGGAGTCCCTCCCGCGCCCCCCATCATCACCAGAACGCCATCCGTGGCGTCATAGATCACCAGGACCGGCTGGTTGGCCGTCAGGGTGGCCCCGGGGATGGAGATGGCCCCCAGCCCGTTGATCGAGAGGGTGGGGGCCCCGGTGCTGTTGACGTTGGGGATGAATTTATAGACCACGCCCCCGACATAAACGGTGATGGCCGGGGCGAGGGTGATGCTGTAGGCGTTGCCGACATTGGTGGCCAACGGCACGCTCGGGTCGAGGGGGCGCAGGGCCACCCAGGCGTTGTTGGCGGCGTTGCGCTGCTTCAAATGGCCCGTGCCGGTGTCGGCCCAAAGCATGTAGGCCTCGGGGTTGGAGGGGGCGCCGGGGCCGGAATTGAGGGTATTGAGGGTATCGAGGGCCAGGTTGATATCGGCGCGGACCTCGGCGCCGTCGCCGTCGGGGACGATTAAGGGGTTTTGGGACATGGTATTTTCTCCTTAAGGGCGGCTAGAAGCCGCCCCTACAGGCGGGTGGAACCCGCTCCTAGGGGCGGCTAGAAGCCGCCCCTACAGGGCCATTATTGGCCCACCTGCCAGTTGAATTCAGAGACCACCGGGGTAACCCCGGCTTGATAGATCGTGAAGAGCAGCCGGAGGTTGATCTTCCAGGCGTAATACTGGCCGGAGCGCAAATCCTGCCACGGGCCCCAATTCGTGCCGTCGGTGGAAACCTGGATCTGCACCTTGACGTCCGCCATGCCCGCGGCCACGCCGTCCACATCGGGGGTGGAATCCCAATCCGCCCAGGTACTCACCAGTGAGCCGGGAAGGATGCTCTCGAAAAGGTAATCGGCCGCAACGCTGACCAGTTTGAGGCTGCCCAGGTTGACGAGCTGGGCCGCGGCGATGGTATAATAGCCCGGCCCGGCCCCGGAGATCTCCAGGTCGCCGGAGCCGTCCTTGAAGACGCCCCCGCTCATGGTCCCGGGCCAGCCGTTTGCGTAATCGTCGTAGGAGGCCAGGATGGTGCCGATAATGCTGGAATTGGTGACCGCGATGGACGAGGCGGCGCCGTAAAAGCCGTTATAATGGGTGGCGACCCAATAAGTGCCATCCCCGAAGCAGGGGCAGGAGGGGATGCTGGTGCGGGCCACGATCTCGGCGGTGCCCCACGAGGCGCCCTTGCGCGCCTCATAATCCATCTGGCGGTAAGCGGCCAGGGGGTCGAGCGCCTGATCCCAGGTGAGGGACATTTGGCCAGCCTGATAGAAGGAGGCCAGGTTGCTAATAGCGGGCAGCCCCGCGATCATGGCCGCGCCGCTCAGGTAAAAGGTGTAGGCTTCGACCTCATCTAAGGACTGGCAGGCACCCTGCCAGAGGTTGTTGCTGAGGAACTTGACATACAGGGTTTGGCCGATCTGGCTCGGGTCGAAGGGAATCTTGAAGACGGCCTGGTCCAGGCGGCAAAAGGCGCTGTTTTGGGCATGGGCGGTGACGGGGGTGAGATAGGCGCCCCGGCGCAGGTAGGCGCCGAGGGTATATTTGTTGGCCACGGTCATAGTGGCCGTCTCATAACTGATGATCTCGCCGTCCACAAAGCAGGCGGTGGCCTTGAGATCGGCGTCCTGCTGGGTCCCGGAGAACAGCACGCCCCGGCTCTCGCTCAAATCCACCTGGCAGGAATTAACGGTATCAGGATCGCTGCCTGCGGCGAGCTGGGCGGCCAGGACTCCCATGCGCGCCGGGTTGTTGACCTGGCCCACCTGTTTATAGGAGACGCCATCGAAGCTGACCCAAACCTGGGCGCCCCCCCAATTCGGGCCGCCGCAGACGGCCAGCCACACTTCATAACCCTTCTGGGTCAAGAGGGCCGGGGCCTCGAAGATGATGGGCGGCGAGACCGGGCCCGGATCGACATTCCAATTGAGCTGCAGGCCGCCGCAGGGTTGCAGGGTATGCACCGCGGGGGTGCCCGCGGCCTCGGGCCATTCCTCCACCAGGAAGTCGAGCGACCCGTCGTCCGCCTCTTCGATGGAGATGATGCGGCACATGACCCCGGAGAGCCCCAGCTTGGGGACGTTCAGCTCGACCCAATCCATCGGGTCCAGAAGGAAATAGCGGCCGTCTAACTTAAAGGCATAGGTGTTGCGGATATAGAGGGACTTCTGGAGCATGGCCTGGCCGATGAACTGCGCCAGGGTGCGGTTGGTGATGGCGTGGGCATCGACGCTGGTCTGGATGCGGGGGGTGTATTCGTCGATGGCGTTCAGGTCCTTGGCATCGGCGATGGTGGGGTTGTAATTGTTGGCCCGGTCGTAATACTCCATCTGAAACCAGTTGTAGGCGTCGGAGATGGCGGTGCGGGCCGCGGTCACCGGCGGCTTGCCTTTATCGGCCAGAAAATCATCCGGGCCCAGGCTGTAAACCGGCGTGAGGTTGGGGGTGAAGGTGATAACCGGGAGGGCGGCGTTCCGGGCCCCGTAAACGATATTGATGGCCCGGCCGGCGTCCGCGGCGTTGAAGGTATAGAGGCCGTTGACCACCGAATACTGCCCTTCATTGGGAGTCCCGGGGACGGAGAGGAAGAAGGCGATATCGTTGGCATCCTCCTGCCACCAAACATCGAAATCCTGCAGCCAGCCGGGCAAGCTGATCTGGAAGGGAGCGCCCGGGATGGTGCCGGTCCAGGTGGTGGTGGCGGGGGGTGAGCCGGTGGCGGGGGTGTCGCCATAGGGGACGACCGTGAGTTTGCCACCGGACCAGACGATCTCGGAGTTGGCTAGCTGGCAGACGTAGTTGAGGAAGTCCGCCGCGGTCTGCTGGCTGGTCATCTGGGGGCTCAGCAGGATGCCGTTCGCCAGGCAGTAATCGCTGAATTGGGTGAGGTCGCCGATGAGGGACGGGTCCCAGCCGCAGCCGTAATTTGGGTTGGTGAGAAAATCGTAGATGATATCCGCGGGGTTGGCGTCCAGGACTCCCTGGGCCGGGTTGTATTGCTTCAGCCCGGCCACCTCGAAATTAAAGCTCGGGAGCTGGCCGCCGCTTCCGAGGCTCAAGGCGGCGGCGCAGGCCACCGCCAGGCCGGCATAGGCCAGGGCCTGGGCCGGGTAATTGGCGCTGAGATAGCCCCAGGGGGTGGCAGGCCGGATACCGAGATTGATCTGCGTAAAGAAATCCGCGGGGGGATAGGCGGTGGCCCCGTCATAAACAGTGGGCACCCCGTTGATCGGTCCGAGGCAGATGCCGATCATCACGTCCATCGTATAGGCGTAGGAGGATATCTGGGGCGCGGGGGCGGAGGGCCCCCCGCCCTTGCCGCCGCCGCCGCCGCCGCTGGAAGAGGTATATTGGGGGATCGCCTGGAAATTGGCGGCCCAGATGAGGTTGCCGGGGATGCGCTGCTGCCCGTAAACCAGGGCGATCACCGCGCCCTGGCAGGAGCTCTGCGCCATATAGCCCATGAGGGGCATTTGCTGCTGGGAGGGGCTCCTGGCTTGCTGTTTGATGGCGCCCCCAAAAAGACTCATTCCCCTTTTCCCCTTTTACCCTTTTTCCCCTGCATTTAAAGGCCAGGGGCTGAAAAACTTGCGTTCCCGGCCGCGGAACCGCAGATTGTCCTCGGCGTGGTCGGTAACCACCCCGAGCCCCACCGCGGCGTGGATGATCTCCGGCCAGCCGATGATGATGGCGGCGTGGCTGAAGCAGCGGCCCATCTTCCAGATGACTACATCGCCGGGTCCCGGCTCGCCCTCCGGGATCTCCCGGCCGAACTGGCCCAGGTATTCGAGGTAGGTTTCCTGGCTGCGATGCAGGTGCCATTGAAAGGCGTAATGCGCCACGGTGAATTCCGGGATCAGCCCCGCGACCCGGTAGACCGCCGCCAGGAACATGCCGCAGTCCACCCCGGCGCCCTTGATCATGGCCTCGTGGTGGAAAGGGGTGGAGAGCCAGGTGAGGGCCTCTTTGATTACCAGTTGGCGTTCGAGCTCCTCGGACATTTTAATTCCCAGTAAGCAGTGAGCAGTGAGCAGTGAGCAGTGAGCAGTAAAGTCAAAAGATAAAAGGATTTTTCTGATTGCTGCTTACTGCTCACTTCCTGGCGGGATGCGCTTCGCTTTCCCGCCCTACATTTCCCGCCCTACGTTAAACGGCGGTGGAGGGGGCCGGGATAAAGGGTTGGCCCCCGAAGGCCGCCAGATTGCTGAATTTAATCAGGCAGGTGCTCATCTGCCGGTCGCAGCCCGGCCACGCGGTGAAGGCGTCGCCCGGGGCCGGGGCGCCCCCGATGAATGGGACCATGACGGTGAGCACGCCGCCGAGGTATGACTTGATAGAGCGAATCTGCCCGGCACAGGCCCCGGTGACCATCTGGATTTTCCCGAGGGTAAACCAGCCGTCGGGCTGGGTGAGGTTGGTGAGAAAGGAGAGGGCGGTGTTGCCTGCCGCGGCCTCCACGTAGCCGCCCTGGGCGAAGGTGGCCCGTGCCACGCCGCAGTTGGCGTCGTAAAGGGAATAGGCGCAGGGCGCCTGGTAGAGTTGCCAGGGGACCTGCTGGTCCAGGAGCTCCAGGAAGGATTTGACGTTGATCTGGACCTGGCCGTAGTCCACCGCGGGAATATCGGCGATGCGGCCCTTGAAGAGCACCACCGGCGAGAAGCATCCGAGAGGATTGGCCTCGCCGAGCCAGCCGTCCACCATAAACCCCGCTCCCGAGGGGTCTAGGAAACCATATCCGGGTCCCCAGCTCCCGAAGATCAGCCGGCTCATGGTGACGATGGCGCCGTCCAGGGCGCCCTGGAGCAACGCGGTCTGGAAGCCGGTGCTGTCCAGCAGGTTGCCGGTGGTGGCATAGCAGATTAGGGTGAGGGTATCCACCTGCACGCCCCGGACCTGTTTGAGCTTGCTGCGCTGCATGAAGGGGCCGGTGGCCAGATAGGTGTGGCCGCCGGAGACGATGTTGACGTCCGCGGAGGTGAGATAGAGGTGCGTCCCGTCAGTAAAGGCGAAGTCGTAGAGATCGGCCTGGCAGAATTGCCGGTTAGCGGCCAGGAAGGTAATTAATCCTGCATCAGCCGTCTTCATGGGTTAGGTCCCATTTTTCCCACTGCCGCTCCCTATGCGAGGGGTAAAAGGGTAAAAGGGGAAGAGGGTAAAAGGTTAAAACCCCAGCGATTTTCCATTTCCCTTTTCACCTTTTCTCCCTTTCCCCCTGCATTTAAGCGCGCACTTGCGCTAAAGTGATCTTTTTGCCGGTGGCGTAGGCGATGTTCTCGGCCTGGAGCTCCTGGGTGTCGTCCTTGAATTTGACCCGGTAATAAAAATAGAAGTCCGCGGTGATGACCACGCCGGCGCCGGGGGCCGTGGCAAAGGTGATGGTGCCGGCGGCCAGGTAGGCGATGGTATAGGCGCTGCCGGCCTGCAAAACCCCGTCCAGGTAAATCTTGGGGGCGATGGGGGCCTGCTGGATCTCGTAGCGCGGCTCGACAAAGATCCCCCCCAGGAGGCGCACGAACTGGAAGACGGTGGTCTCGCCGTCCCCCAGGCCGAGGACCGCGCCTGCGGCGAAGTTATCCATCTGGTCGCTGAACAGGAAGGGGTCGAGGCTGCCGGAGCGGGCGGCGTAGAACCCCCAGAAGGCCGCCAGGTCCGAGGCGGTTAGCAGAAACCCGAAGGGCAGGTCCCATTCATAAAGAGGCAGGGAGCGCAGGCCCACCCGGGTCTCGTAGCCGCTTTCCGCCTGATTGTCGAGGGTCTTCCAAAGCTGCCGCTTGGGGATCGGCCAGGTGAGACCCTTGAAGGTGGGGAAGATGGCATTGCTCATGGCTGGGCTGCACCCGTTTCTTCGTAGGGGCGGCTTCCAGCCGCCCAGGGCGGGTGAAACCCGCCCCTACACCGGGACAAAATTGCGTCCCAGGCTGGTGATGGCCGCGGCCAAGGCCCGGGGATTATTCAACAAAACCCGCTGCACGTCGGCGCCGTCGAACGCGGTAATATTCAGGTGGACGTGGGTGTCGCCGGCGCCCGCGCCGGAAGCGCCGCCCCCCTCGATCAGGCGGTCCAGCCCCGAGGCCTTGGTGGCCGGGAGCACCGCCTCTCCGGGATGCAGCAGGGCCGCGCCCGCCCGGGGAATCCCCCAGGCGCCGGTGTCGAAGGAGGCCATGCCGGCGAAGGCCATCACCGCGGCATAGGCCTCCATCGCCGCGGCCGGCGCCATTTCCGGGCCGACGATGGGGATGGCGGCGGTGGAGGCATAGGCCCCGGCGGCGGCCACTGCGGCGTCGCTGGTGATCTGGCCCACCGCGGCCGCGGTTTGGGAGGCCTTGCCGTAAATCAGCATCTGCAACTGGTTGGCGATCCAGGTGGTCGCCATCTTCTCTGCGGCGCCCACGAAGGCGGAGAGGATGGCCATGCACATATTTTGCATGGCCTTCCGCATGGTCAGGGTGCCCTGGATGAAGCCGCTGACCATGCCACTGACGGCGGAATCTATGGGCGCGATGGCGCTCTTGATATCCTGCAGCTCCTTTTGGACCGCTTGCTCGTTGGCCTTCTGCACTTCCAGGAGCTTCTTCTCCTTGAATTCGGCTTCCTGCTGGTCCAGCTTTTGCATCTCCGCATAATAGCCCGTCCAGTTGGCCTTGGATTGCTCGATATGACGCTGCTCCAGGGCCAGCGATTGCTGGGTGAGGGCGGTCTCCTGCGCCGCGGCGGTGGAGGCGCTGATCTGCCCCATGCTCTCCTTGAACTTCACCTCCTCCTGGGCCGCGGCGATGCGCATCTGCCCTAACTTCAGTTCGTTGTCCAGGCGGGACTGGGCCAGGGTGCGCTGTTGTTTGTCGTATTCCTGGTCGAACTGCTCCTGTCTTTGGAGCACGTCCCGGTATTCGGAGCTCTGCCGGTCGCCAAGGGTCTTGACGAAGGCGACTATCTGGGCCATCAGGGCCTTGCGGGCGTCCCAGTCGGTCTTCTCCGAGGTCATCTGCCGGTTCAGTGCGGCGATCTTCTCCTTGGCCGCGTCCTGGGCCAGGGCCTTGTCAATGGTGTAAATCTCCCGGCTGACCGCCAGATATTCCTTGGAGCCTTCGGCGCACTGCGTCAGCTTCGCCTGCCAGAATTCCTTTTCCGCCTGCTTCGAGAAATCCAGGAAGGCGTTTTGCTCGGTCTTGAGCTGCTCCAGTTCGTCCTTCCACTGCGCCAGGAGGCCGGGGCCCCCGCCGCCCCCGGCGCCTGTGCCCTTATCCAGGGGATTAAAGGTGGCGCCCTCTTCGGTTGACGTTCCCCAAGGGGGGGGTGCCCCAAATCCGCCGCCCATTGCCGAGGGCGGCAATGCCCCCTCGGTCCGTTGCCAGCCGCGTTTCCCGAGCCCGCCGCCCATAGCCGAAGGTGGGGCTGCCTTGCCCAAGTGTGCCAGAGCATCTACAAGCAGATTGAGGCCCGGAGCCTGATCTATCAATAATTTGATGCCAGAAGCGGCCAGCCTGCAGGCGGACACAATGGTGGCGCCGGCATTGACAAACTTAACGCCTAGACTAATGACGATAGGCAGGATTTCATTGGCGATCTTCCATTTAACGGCTGTCATTACCAGCCCTACGTCGGCCATGCCCTTCTGGAAATTCCGGGTTTGCGCCAGGCTGTCGCCGCCAAGCTGGATACCCAGGCGCCGCATGGCTTCACTTTCAGATTCGCAATCGGATTTGCTTACCAGGAGTAATGAATTAATATTTTGAACGCGGGCCCCGAGAGCAGTCATTCCTGCCTGGGCGCGCTCACCCCCTTCCCGATATATTTTTAGTGCCTCAATTACCTTAAAATATGTGGTTACCATATCGTCATGGCGATTAATCGTGATGCCCACCTGGGAGGTCATGTTCGCCACGGCGTCATAGTTGGTCTTAAGTTGGCGTTCCATCATCCGCAGCGCCTGGGAAACAGTATCGGAGCTGACCCCCACCCGGTTGTAGGCCTC